GAATTAGACCTGATCTGGGCTGATGAGCTTATCGGTTATGAATTAGTTAAAACCCTTCGATACCGCATTGTCACTCGCAGCGGAAAACTGCTGATTACCTTTACTCCCGTTAAAGGCTACACGATGACGGTGAAAGAATACTTGGCTGGCGCGCGTGTTGTGGAGAGCCGCCCGGCTGAACTATTGGAAGGGGATCGGATTCATGTGCCGGGATGTAAGGCTGGAGAAATGCCTTACATTCTGGAGGCGAGAAGTCGTAGTGCTGCCATCATTTGTTTTCATTCAATTTGGAATCCTTTTGGGGGATATAAGAATATCGTAAAAATGCTGGGCGGCAAAACAACCGAGGAAATTAAAATTCGTGCCTACGGTTGGGCTGAACGCCTGGAGGGCAAAGCGTTTCCTAAATTTAACGAGAATGTCCATGTGGTTAAACCGGAGGATATTCCCACCACGGGAACTCGATATTGCAGTTGTGATCCGGGGGGCAGTAAAAACTGGTTTTTAAAATGGTACATCATCGATGATCTCAATCGTGTGTTTCTTTATCGGGAGTGGCCGGATCGAAAAACATACGGGGAATGGGCGCTACCATCAGATAAACCAGACGGTAAACCGGGAAGTGCGCAAACCAGTTTGGGCTTATCCATTATTGGGTACAAAAAATTACTGAAAAAACTAGAGGGGGATGAGGAGATATTTGAACGGGTAATCGATCCTCGCGGCGGCGGCGCCGAAGTTCCTAACGTCAAGCAGGGTCAAAGCATCATTAGCATGATGGAGGAGGAGCAATTTGATCCAGAAGGTAATTTAGTCGGGCCAAGTTATATCTGGTATCCCGGCCCGGGCGGGGATGTGGAAGATGGAATCATGGTATTGAACGATATGCTCGATTACGACGATTCTCAGCCGGTTAGTGCAATGAATCATCCCAAGTTTTTTATTAGTAGTGAGTGTGAGCAAAGTATCTATGCCTATGCGGAATACACCGGCATGGATGGACAAAAGGGGGCGCTAAAAGATGTGGTTGATCCAGATCGGTATCTTTTTAAAAGAGGGATCGAATACGTGGATAATCAAACCTTTGCCACATCTGGAGGGTTTTCCCCTGCAAATGACGCGATTTTTTATGACTATTAATGAGTTACCCTTGTTAGTTAGGGCTGGGCAAGCGGCTGAAGTCACCGGGTTAACCCGTGAACAATTGGCTGTTTTAGGAGAAAAACAAGTAATTGATATGCACCGTCTAAACAAAGGATGGCGCTTTTATACTAGGGAAAGTCTAAAAAAACTAATGAAAGCATCAGGAAACGAGGAAATATGAACGAAGTACCCGTAAAAGAGTTAAAACACCAATATACTAACAATTTGGAGTTAATGGAGCAGGATGTTAAGTCGTTGATGCTAGATCACCGATTTAGTGCCGTCTTTGCTTTATTAGATACAATGCGAAACGAGCAAATCGATTGGTCATCTGCGCCTAAATATGCAGATTTACCGGGCCAACAAAATCATGCGCTTGGAACGATTAATGGAATTATTTCAGTAGAATGCAGATTGTCTGAAATATTTTATAAACAACTTGCAGAAGATGATGATAACTAAATTCACCTAAAAACCCGGTAATCCTCTTAAACCTCTTAAAAACAAAATCACACGTTTGATTTTGTTGTTCTGACCCGATTCATTCTGCGGATCGGGTTTTTCTTTGGTTATCCCAAATTAACCAATGTTACCGACTTGCAAGGTTAAAAGCATGAGCACAGTTGCAGAACAACAGGAGAGCCAACCGTCAGCCGTTAATGACGCGGATAACGTCACCCTTGAGGGTCTTGGGGCGATGTTAAAGGAACGTCAGGCCCAATCGGAAACTGGCGAGGTACAAGAGCAGACCGAGCCGGATGTATCTGAAGAACCAGAAAATGAAGTATTAGAGGAAAATTCAGAAGGGGCAGAGGAATCCCCGATTGAGGAGGCAGACGATGAACCGGACGCGCAGGACGCGGATGAAGGGGAGGAAGCTGAAGAATCGGAGGATCGGACTCAGGCGGCAATCAATAAACGAATCGGAAAGCTAACATCACAAAAGAAGTTAGCCGAAGAACAACGCCGAGAGGTAGAAACTCGTTTATCGAAAGTTGAGCAGGAGAACTCAAAGTTGCAGGAATTGCTCGATAAGCAAGGCACAGATCGTTTAGCGGCAAGTGATCCACTTGCCGGTGTAATGACTCAGCGTGAATTGACGAATCAAACAAAGCAATTTCGAGCCATGAAACGCTGGGCAACCAGAAATCCTGATGGGGGTGAATATGAGCTACCTGACGGAAAGACGGTTGAATACGACAGCGATCAGGCAGAGCAACTTCTTAACTACGCAGAAGATATGCTAGATGAGGAAATCCCAAGGCGTGAACAATGGTTGGCTGATCATTCCAAAATGGATGGAATGGTTTCCAATCACTTTCCGGCTTGGAACGAATCTTCCAGCGATCAATACGCGCAGTATCAGGATATATTACGTCAAATGCCGGAACTAAAACGCTTTCCTAATTATAAACAATTAGTGGGAGTGTTTTACAAAGGACTTGAGGTTTATAACCAAGAGTTAACTGCTGACGCGCCCCCGTCCAAACCAAAACCCAAGAAGGTTTCCAAATCCGCTTCACCGACAAAGGTGACAAGCCCATCCAGCGCCCCGCCCCCGGCAAATTCTGCCGGAACAGGCAAAGCGTTGTCTCAAGCTGAACAAGCGGTTGCTGATTCCAATGGTAGTCCAGATGCAGTTTTACAACTGCTCAGAGCAAAGTCGGCCGCGAGAGCGGCATAAGGAGATAATTAACTATGGCAGGAGCAAATAGTTATGGCTCGCCTTCTACAACTGGTGGTAACAGGGAAGATTTACGTGACGTTCTAACAATTTTAGAACCGGAACAAACTCCCGTTGTCTCTGCCATGCGTAAAGGGCCGGGGCCAAAAGCCACCTTTACAGAAGTGTTGGCTGATGAACTGGCCGCCCCAAGTACAGCAGGGCAGCCAGAAGGCAAGGACATTGGGACGTTTTCCAATAAAGCGGTAAAACGTCAGAGATTCGGTAACTACATCCAAATTGCGACCCGTGATTTTGGTGTGAGCGATGTTCAGATGTTGGTGGATACCGCAGCGGTATCTAATGAGTACGACTACGCTAAAATGAAAACGCTTCGTGAAATGAAGCGCGACATTGAAGCAACTATCTGCTCCAACAATGATCGACAGGCTGGCAACGGTGCTGACGCTTGGAAAACCCGTGGGTTGTTTAAGTGGACGGCAAGTGGTCGGGATGCTGCAACAGGTGACACGTTGGCTAACCGTACTGCTGCTGGTGATATTCCAACTGAATATCGCACCCCAGAAGCGCAGGACATCAATGCGAGTGGAAACCTGACTGAAAACGATCTAAACGGTGTGTTGCAATCCCTCTATCAAACACATTCTGCCAAGAAAACCTACATGGGTGTTTTTGGGCCGGAAGTGGTTGAGAAGATTGATAACTTCACTCGCATAGAGCCAGAGTCAAATACTCGTCGTTATACAATTAACGACAGCGCCGCCGCCAAGACAATCAATCTGGAAATTAAGATTTTTAATTCCAGTTTTGGTCGTGTGAACGTGATTCCGTCCGTGTTCCTTGATCACGATGGAACAAACTTCAAAACAGAAGCAGGACTCGTTCTTGATCTTGATCTGCTTGAACTACAGTACATGGAAGGCTTACACGCCGTGAACATGGACGACGAAGGTGGTGGGCCGCGAGGCTACGCCAAGACGATCTATTCGCTTTGCTGTAAAAATCCAAAAGGATTAGCGGCAATTGACAATGGTGCTTAATACGGAGGTTAAAAGAAATATATGAGACATTATAGATTAACTAACCAAGAGCGAGCCAATAACCCCAAAGGGTACACAGATTGTATCGTTTTGTTGCATGGAGATTTTACTGCCGCCGCAACATCAGAAACGATTAATCTGTTTGGATTAGCTAAAGGTGACATTGTTGAAGATGCCATCTTGGAAATCGTTACTCCTTTTGATCACGCAGCAACAGGAACTTCAATTGACCTTGGTGTAACTGATCACGTTGACAAATTGTTGGACGGTCAAAACGTAGAAGCAGCGGCAAATTCAGTTTACCTATTGGGTGCTGGAACAAATGCTGTTGCTGGTCGTTATGAGGAGGATGATACTAGCAAGTACGTTACTGCTAAATTGATAAGCACTACAGATAATGTAAGTGTTACAACAGCAGGAGAAGCGCGTATCTGGATCAGCGTCAATAGGGCGGCTGATAGGCGCGATGTTCAGGCTTAATGCCGGGGCAAATTCTCATTCCAAAGTTCGGAAAGCACGGGCGGGAAGCCGCCCGTGCTGACCGGGCTTTACGTGATCCAGAAATATATCGTGAATACGTAAATATGGAAAAGGCGAAGTATCGGCGCCGCGCAGGATCAATATTTCAACGATACAAAAATTTTCAACAAAACAAAAAAGCAGAGTTGTGGCTTGAAGGGGTTTGTGATGCGCGAACATGGTTTCGTTGGCAGCAGGAAGATCCCGATTTTTGGAAATGTGATTCCAATGTGAAGCGGATGCTTAAAGACAATAAGGAGATGACACCTTGGAAATCATAAAATATAGCGATCTGGTTCGCCGGATTGTTTCCTATTGCCAGCGGGTTTATGAAGAATTAAGTGGCGATGATTCTGATGCCATTAAAACGTATCTGGATTCTCGCCTTAAACAAATTTGGGAGTTTTACGCTTGGCCGGATTTGATCAAGACGGAAAAGCGGTATTACCGAGCACTTTACAGCGCCACGGCAAATTATGTTGCCGGGAATGAAGTGTATTACCCTACAGAAAAAAAATATTATCAGGCGCTAAAAGCAACTAATGGCAATGTGCCAACACTTACAACGCATTGGGCTGAATCCAAGCAATCCTACGCTGCCGATCCGTGGGTGGCCGGGGCGGCTTATGTTGTGGGTGATATTGTTGAATACGCTTCTGACGGTTTATTTTATGCCTGTCACACAGCACACACTTCCAGTGGCACTTTGTTGCCCACCGCCACAGGCAATAATAATAGGTGGGGTAAGTTAACTGCGTTGGACAAATATGTGGCTTGGGAACAGGCAGGGGAGAGCAAAATAGGAGATGTTTTGTCTGTTTGGGATGACGATCCGCGCGCCAATAAAAAAGCGGAAAAGGAGAACTTCAGTCAAAGCCAAAACGGAATCCAAGTCATTGATGGGCCAAATATTGTTTACATTCAATATCGGCAGATAGTTCCAAACATTTTTTACCACACTTGGGTTGCCAGTAATAGTTACAAGATAGGGGATGTGGTTCGGTATCCGGCAACGGGTGCTGATTTTGATCTGTACGAAGCCAAGACGGATCATACTTCATCAAGCAGCAACGATCCAAGTGACGGAACGGCTGATTGGGGCATCATTAATATTCCGAGAGATTTTCAAAAATACTTAACGCATTCCGCTGCGGCTGATCTTTTGTTTTCAGATGAAAGAGAGGCACTAGGAGGCGCGCAACACGGTATGGCAGAAAAAGCATTAATTGCTTTGGTGGATAAATTTGAACGTCAGGAAGGGCAATCCAATCAAGTGGAAGTCAAAATTGACGGTTCATACTAAAAAGAAAATGACAATCGATCAGCTAAAACAATCCCTACAAAGTTTGTACGCAATTACGCGACAAGCAGCAATCCCAGCGGATGCGCATGAGCAAGCAAGACAAAGTGCGCAAACCTTATTGGAGTACCTAGAAAAACAGCCAGAATCTAGTGCTGGTGTACTGGAGGACAACGAGGAAGTTGTTGATGCTGATGCAGGGGGGCAGTAGCCCCCCTGTTTCAGCAGTTAAAAATTTATGAACTACAATAAACCTAAAAAGAAAAAAGGAGGTAGAAAGTTATGGTAAAGTCAAAAACCGTGCTTACAGCAGTAGCGGCAATTTTATCGGCGGCTGGGGCATACATGAGTGGGGAGATCGAACTGAGTGCTGCGCTTAACATCGGAGTAACTTCGATCCTCGCGATCTTCCTACGCCACGGTGTTAAGAAAGCGGAAAAAGCAGCGAGTGAATAATGGGTGTCATCAAGGCTATAGCGACCTTGATAAATGCTTTTCCTAGCTTGCTAAAGCTATTTGAAAAGTTGCACCAAACTATAAAAGAGCAAAATGCAAAGGAACGGTGGGAGCATAAGAAAACACTCATTGCTACTGCTGTTCGTGATTCTCAGTATGTCGTTGGGGTGCAAACAGACGAAGCTAAATTCGGTGGAGCAATTTCTGAAGCACCCGGAGTTTCCGAGGGCAGCGTTTCATGCCCCACGGTTCACAGAGGAAGTGCTGAATAAGCTCGCAGAGTATGAATATGAATTGGAAAGAAGGTAATGCCAGAATACATATCAGACGGGGATCAAGGTTTTTTAGGAGTCAACATGAGGCTCGATCCTGCCCTTCTTTCGCCGGGAATAGCATCAGAAGCAAAAAATAAACGATTCGTAAACGGATCGGCTCAAACGCGCCCCGGTGTAGTCATCATGCCTTGGGGAAATAAGGCAGGAGCAGACTACGACCATAAAGTTTACGCCGCAAATGAGATCGTTAGGTATAGTGGTAAAAAGCGTAGATGGGTATGTAGCGATGATTCATACAATAACCAAACAGCTTGTGAATCGGCAGGAGAAACTTGGGGGGTAGATTCCTTTGTCGCAACTGGAATTACAAACGGTAATTTTGCTACTGACTCTGTTTGGACTAAAGGCACCGGCTGGACAATAACGGGAAACCAAGCAGTCATTACTACTGCGGTACAGAGTGATTCTTCAAATCTGTACCAAGATTTCGGAGCAACCGTAGGGCACGTTTATTTTGTCAAATTTACAATTGATGAAATTAACAACACCGGCAGCATAAAGGTTTTTGTCGGTCACGATCAAACGTCTAGGCCGACTTTTACAACAGTTGGCACCCATGAGTGCATTGTTACTTCTGTTGGTAGCGAACCTCAGAGATTGTTGCTTCAAGCTAACGCAACCTTTGTTGGTAAGATTTCAAATGTGTCCGTTTCTGAACCGGCTAATGTTCAAATAAACGCGACTCAAGGCCCGATCAGTAACAAGGATAAAGGCCCATACTTCCAAAGAAACTCTGCAAACGCGGGAACGGTAATCGCCCCGTTAGATGGTTCCGGTAATGTTAATTCCGGTTGGACAGAACTTACGGGGCAACGTGTGTTTTCTTTTGGGACGGTGTATGGGGTTGGTGTTTTTTCCGATCCTAACAGCATCGAGTATTTGATCGTTGCGGCAAGTGATGGGGTTTACGCCACGCGAGAGGGGATGATGGCTTTTAAGTTGAATGGTCTGCATCCCGATGGTGCGGTGCATTTTGTCCAAGCGTTCCAGAATCTTTTAATGTTTCGAGGTGATGATAAAGAACCTTACATCATGGATGATTTGGATGAGGGTTTTAAAGAGATCGCCCCAGCAGAAACAGATGAAGATTTAGAAGAAAACGAAGATGGAACCGGGCTTGAGCCAATCCCCAACACCGGCTACGGAGCAATCTATTTTCAGAATCGTATGCTTGTTCCTCATTCGCGTGATCTTGTGAGTTGTAGTGACTTTTTGAATCCAACTCGCTATCAGCCTGTTCTCGCATCGTTTCGCATCAATCAAGGGAGTGCCGATAAACTGGTTGCCCTGCACAAGTTTGATCGCACAACTGTATTGTGCTTTAAGGAGCAATCAATTTTTGCCGTAAGGAACATTTACGGCAATCTCGGTGATCTGGTGTTGGATCAGTTAACGAGTTCTTATGGGTGTGCTTCGCCAAAATCGATTGTCAGCGTAGGGCGAGATGTATGGTTTCTTTCCGATCAGCGCGGTGTTTGTAGTTTGCAGATAACAGAGAGTGGTGCGGTGCAGGGGGTGGATGTTCCTCTTTCCGATCCGATCCAGCCGTTAATTGATCGCATCAACTGGGACAAGTCAGACAACGCCACCGCCGCGTTTATCAATAACCGTTATTATCTTTCCGTTTGTTTGGATGATTCCGCAGACGGAAACAATAATGCGGTGCTTGTGTATGATTTTCTTAATCAAGCATGGTCAGGATATGACACGCTTGTCGGGGTAAAGGAATGGGTAAAAGTCACGGTTTGGGGGAAACAGAGGCTTTGTTATTTAAATTATGACGGTGCCATTGGATTGTATGATGACGGAGAGTTGGGTGGCTTGACTGATGAGCTAATAAGCGGAAATCAGATAAATCGAAGTGTAATTGTAGATAAACTCGTTACCAGAGGCTACAACCTAAAAACCACGGATCGTAAACATTGGCATGAGGCTAGGGTCAATGTTCAGACGTTGGATAGTGCCTTTAACACCGAGGCAACCGTTGATGGGGCAAAAGAAACGGTATCGGTTAAGTCGGTCACTTTTGATCGAACGAAGTATTACAAACCGTTTTATGCCGCTGATTACGACACGACAAACGTCAATGATGATTTTAATACTCCGTACCGACAAGACTATGCGGTGATCGGAGATTTTCGGCCAAAGACAAACGGAGTGTTTCCCAATCTGCATCAAGAGAGTAGTCACAAATTACGCTTAAACGAGAGAGGTCGGTTCGCCCAGGTGGTGGTCAACGGCACCAAGGGAAGCACAAAGGTAACAAGCGTTGTTGTAGACGGTTTACCCAGTACACAGTTTTTTAGAAAGGACACTTAAATATGCCATTAGCAGTAACAGTAGAAGCAGGAGAAAATTTTCCAGATAATGAAGCAGTCACGTTAGCGAGGTTGCGCAAAGGGGCAAAACCATCAGTAGCAATTACCGGCACGGTAAGTGCCGTGGATATGCAGGATGGCGGGATCACGGGAGCAAAGTTGGCAGATACAACCATCCCGGCATCGAAGATGGGCGATGCCGTCACTACCGGAGAATCGGGTGCGGGTAAAAAGGGAGTCATATTAGCAAGTGATGCCACCAATAAATTTAACGAGTTGTACGCAGGAAAGCGAAATGCGTTCCTTATTGGTTCATCTACAAAAACAGGGGAAGCATGGACAGATGAATATTTATTAAAAAGTAAAACGCTTAATACTGAAGAATCCTCTTTAGAAGTTACAGACCAAACAGCAAATGATTTCACTCTAAAAGTGAAAGATGGCGGTATTGTTAAAGATATGATGGCGACTAACTCGGTGGGAAGTTCAGCGTTAAGTAACTACGCCGTAACAATTAATTCAATAGCTCCCGGTGGTGGTTCAAGTTCTTCCGGAGGTATTGCTAAAGAAACTAATCAGTTTTGGGGTGGTATTATAGATTTTGATCCGAATACTGAATCTGGAACAACAGGGTGGCATGGAAAGGCTGGAGCTTTGCCAGCAACTGGTATGAATCAAACCTTGTATTCAACTGCAATAGGGGCGCGATTAACTTTTGGGCATCATCCATGTATTCCAAGAGCATTTTGTTACGTTATCCAAAGTGGTGGAACATTTGATTGGGACGCTGATACTGCTGTAACTGCTGCAAATTTTAAACTTTTAGCAGAGTCAGGAATAGCTGAAGTAAGTAGAACGGCAACTGTAGGTGAGTTTACCATTAAATTTGAAGCAAATATTTATGCGGAAAATGATACTGTTAAAGTGTTAGGTCATGGTGAATGGGATTCTGCTGCTCAAGCGTTTCCGTTAGCAGGAACAAATGGTGGGCAAAATAGTGATACAGTTGATGCTAACAGAGAAATTACTGTTAAGTTTTGGTTAGATCCCGGTACAACTGGTGTATTTGCCACAGGAAGAAACCCAAGGGTATTTACATTGTACTTCTTCTAATGCTTAAAGACGGTGACATTAGCAAACAAGCGAAGATCAACCCGGCTAAACTCAAACCGGCTGATGAAGCGCAGCTACTTGTCGCCCAGCCCGATGGCAAATTTAAAGCAATCAGCATCAATGGAGATGCGACTCTTTCATCAGACGGCACTCTGACTGTCGCTGGATCGGGACAAGCTCCCGTAGTTGAGCGCAACCCTGCCCTCGATGAGCCAGAACTTGCCGAGGGGCAAATTGCGGTAGGAGGGGCAACCCGATCAGAACGAGTCAATCTCGGCACCGGATCAAACGCAATTCCACAACGTGACTCCAGCGGAAACCTTAAAGCCGAAACGTCAGACAACGCCGACAAGCTAGATAACCAAGAAGGGGCCTATTATACAAACGTAGACAATCACGTTTATCCAACCCCGACGACGACTACAAGCAATGGCAATTCAACGACGACCACAAGTTCCGCTCCGAAGGTTATAGAGTTTGTCCCTAATACGAGTAACTACCCGTGCAGTTTTTCACATACATTTGGGTACATTCCAGATGTTACGGTATTTAAAAATAATAGCGGAACTTATGAGATGATTGACGCGCAAGTAACGGCAACGTCAAGCAATGTAACGGTGAATGTTAGCGACCCAAGTATTTCAACAAGAATAGTGGCGAAATAATGGCATCAAAAAAAATATACGTTACGCATGAATTTCAGCAGGGAGCAAAGATAAAGCTAACCAATGAGGGTAGCGTCCCTGCCGTTGCTGACGGGACTTTGGTTTACGATGGCGATTTAAGAATTTCAGATAGTTCAGAGTACAAAAGAGTTGTTGCTGGATCGGTAGACTCAGACGGACATACAGTAATAGAATGCGAGGAGTTTAACTAATGGCAAATGTTTTAAAAATTAAGAAAAATTCAACTTGGGACAGCACAAGCAACCCAAGTAATTCGGACGTAGTTTATGGTGAGTTAGCTTGGGCTAACGGAACCAAGCGTTTGTATATTGGGCGGCAGTCAACATCTGGAGGTGCTGTTACCGCAACCCGTATTGGCGGCGAGGTCGGTTTAGCAAATGACAATATAGTTAAGCTGGATGAAGCGTGTAGTTCCGGTGAGGTAGCAGTTTACGGGTCAACGGGATTAACAGGACGCACAACTGCTGAATTTAAATCTGACCTTTCAATTAACAATGTTGAAAACACCGCATTGTCCACATGGGCTGGATCAACAAACATCACCACGCTTGGAACAATTGGAACCGGAACTTGGAACGGTACAGCAATAGCAGTCGCCAAAGGTGGAACGGGGGCAACTGACGCAGGGACGGCTAGGACAAATTTAGGATTAGGTACAAGCGATAATGTTCAATTTGCAAACGCTACCGTTTCCAACCTGATAGTTAACGGAACAACTACTACCGTTAACACAAACGATCTTGTGGTTGCAGATAGTCTTATATTTTTAGCCAAAGACCAATCTGGAACACCAACTTTAGATTCTGGTTTTGTGGTAGAAAGAGGATCGTCTGACAATGTTGGTTTAATTTGGGATGAATCTGCCGATGAGTTTAGTTTTGTCACTACGGATGAAACTGGAGGGACAGATGGAAATGTTACCATATCGGCTCAAGCCAATGTTAGGGCATCTACTTTTTACGGAGCGTTAAGCGGTAACGCTTCAACTGCAACCAACGTAGCTTATACTGGTCTTACTGGGACAGTTCCTACATGGAACCAAGACACAACTGGAACGGCGGCCAACGTAACAGGAACAGTTGCAATAGCCAATGGAGGCACGGGGGCGACAAGTGCATCTGCCGCAAGAACGAGTCTTGGTATTACTTTGGCCAACCTCGGTTACACAGGGGTAACTAACGCAAACAACTTTACAATGAACGTCAGCAATGACGGGGGAAGTTCTGCTGCGTTTGCATCTGGAGACACGTTAAATATAACAGGAGGCAGCGGAATAGGGGTAAACAGAACTAATAGCAGTTACAGTATAGCGGTAGACACAACCTCAGTTTGTACATTAACCGCTACACAAGTTTTAGATAACAAGACAATTGACGGCGGCACGTTTTAAATGGCTAACACCATAAAAATTAAGCGGCGAGTAGGAGGGTCAGGTGATCTGGGTGCTTTAGATGTCGGTGAGCTTGGTGTTAATATTGATGACAACAACAAACTTTATGTTGGAACTTCCTCTGGCAATAAATTAACCGCACTCCCAACTTCTGGCGGCACACTCACGGGACATTTAAAAATTGAAAACGGAATAAAACTTTCCCGTACCTCCCAATATGAAAACCTAATATCTTGTGAAGACTCTGGCGAAAACCAGACGTTAAAAATACTGGGCAACCGTTCTGCGTCTAATAGCTCTTCTGGAACAGACGTTCGTATAGGTGGCGAACAAAATAGGACAACGGGTTACGCTTTTCAAGTTGTCCAAGGCAGTAGTACATATTTTTCAATCGCCAGTAGTGGTGCTGCTACATTTTTAGGCAGCGGAGGAGTAACTGCCAACGGCAACCTGACCCTTGGTGGAGATAGTACAAGCCGATTTTATTTTGGGTCAAAACGTGCGTTAGAGGGTCAAATTAGCAATAACTTGCTGGACGTAGGTGAGGATTTTGGCAGCACTAGAATGCGTTCCTCAACTGCCGTCTACCCCACTAACAGCATAACGCTAGGCACATCGGCAAACAGATGGTCTACTATATATGGTGCGGCAGGAGATTTTAGTGGCAACCTAACCGTAGCTGGCAGTTGCACATTTGCTGCTTTGTCTGGAACGACAGGAACCTTTAGTGGTGCTGTAACTGTCAGTAATAATCTTACAGCTACGGGCAGACTCCTAGTTAACGGAGCAGATGCTAATGGAGGCACAGCAGATTTCTCAGTAGAGACAGGGGGCGGCACTCCGCAGATTAGTTGGAGGTCAAACGGTCAGGTGCAAATAGGTTCCAACGACATGAACTGGAACTCCAGAATTGTTTATGATGGAGCTACTAGATTTTACAGTTGGGATAATGACATTGTTATTGGAGCGGGGTACAACAGCAATTCTAACAGTAGGGACTTGTCTTTGTATGCGGCTACATCAAGTAACACACCCTCAGAATATTTACGTTGCGATGGATCGGCTGGCACTATCGTTTTAAGTAAGCCCCTTTCTGGAACTACTGCGACTTTTAGCGGAAACGTAACAGTCGGTGGCACACTAGCGTTCAACTCTGGGACGTTAAGCGGGGAAACAGACCTTGCTCTAACTGGGGCAGACCACACGTTGTATAGCGGCGAGGGTGATAACGAATTAAAGTTTGGCAGAAATGCGTCAGAGTGTTTACGTTTCTATGTTCAAGATTACCACTCATACATTGACTACATACAAGACGCTGACTCAAACGGTGACCATTATTTACATTTCCGAAACCAAGCGGGAGGGACAGGAGCGAGAGGCTTTAAATTTGAGGGCGGGCCAGTAGGCATAAACACAATTCCAAATGCAGCTTCGTACCTACACGTTAACGGCTGGAGTATTTTTGAAAGCGGCGGTTCATTAGTTAGTGTTCGCCTAAAAAGTTCTGCGGGTGAATGGGACATAGATAACAACAATGGCACGTTTGGGTTGCAATGGGCTGGCGGTGATAAACTGACGCTGAGTAATTCTGGAAACCTGACAGTCGGTGGAAATTTAACACTTAACGACAGTAAAAAAGTTATTCTAGGTAATAGCAGCGATCTGCAAATCTACCATGATGGTAATAATTGGATTGATGCGAATGGTGTAGGGGATTTATATCTGAGGAATCTAAATTCAAGTGGTGATGTTATTGTCCAAGCGGGTGCAAGTGGTGATGTATATCTTAAAGTTAATTCTGGAGAAACTGCTCTTAAAGCTACTAATAATGGAGCGACTGAGCTTTACCATGACAACAGTAAGAAATTTGAGACAACCTCCACAGGGGTATCGGTAAATAGTGGTTCTGTAGTAAACTCTGCTAATTCCGAAGTGGACATTCAGTTGCCTGACGAGGGCGGCATAGCTATGGGTTCTGCTTACACCTACGCTAATGTATACGGCAAGAGTGGTGATCTGCATTTGAGGGCTAACTCATACCCAGCCAATACTGGTTCAACTTCCAAAATTTATTTAAGCACTTCTACAAGTTCTGGAGGGCAAGCAAGTGACGTTATTGTAGAGGGTGGAGCGTTGAGGTTGGCTAATAGCAACTCCCTGCATTGGGATAACGAGAACACCAGAATACTAGCCTCTCATGCAGCACAGTACATTCGGTTTGACGTAGGGGGAACGTCCAATGTTTTGTATGCGACTCCTAACACTCTTTCTATAGGAGCAGGGTCTTCTCATGCAGTAGGTGGCACTCCTAATTTATACCTAACTGGCCAGACAAACATGATTGTGATGAGCCAGCCCAACGTGTTTAACAACTCCAGCTACATACGTCATTGGGGTACGGCGCATTTTCAATGGCAAACATATAATGGGTCTAATGCTGGATATGTAGAAGTACAGCCCTATGGCGGCCAAGTGGCTATAGGAATGAGAGGCACAACTACCACTCACAACTTGCACATTGGAGCATACGGTGCTGATGACGTAAATACGTTTAGAATAGATGGTACTAATGGTTCCTCGGAAACGGCTGCGTTCGTAATTGAAAATGACGGGGCTAACGGTAAAGTTTATTTTAAGCACAATATTGGCAACGGCACTCCCGCTACGAAACTGACATTAAATCACCTTGGTTCGCTTGGCATCGGTACAACCGCACCAGACAATCCCCTTGAAGTGGTCGGCGCAGATAGTGGAATTAAAATTTCTTCAGCGTCAAACAACAGACCACATTTAAGGTTGGAGTGTGGAACCGCAGAAAAATTAAGGCTCTCTGCTAATACACTATATGGAGCGATAGGCGACAGTAGCGACACCAACCGTTACATGGTGTTTAGGGATGGTCTTGTTGGCATCGGAGGATTAACTACACCAGCAGCAACTCTACATATTGAAGCCTCAACTCCAGAATTTAGACTAGCCACTCTCGCCAACGCTGTTGTCCGATTCAGAACAAACGGCGATAACTACATAAACACGGGCCAGAATTTGGGATTGGGGACGGCATCTCCCAGCGAAAGGCTACACATAGCAGATGACAGCGATCCCACAATAAGAATAACGAATACGGATGGGGGAACCAATGACACAGCGGCGTTTGAGTTAGGAGTTTCGTCAAATACAGCTATAGCGTCTACAAGAATTGAGGCTCGTCGGCAGTCAGATGGATCGGTTGACCTAAACTTCAGAGGGGCTGGAACAACCAGCGTTGCACAGACATCAGCCCAAATGACGTTGGATGGGGCAACTGGATCGCTTGGCATCGGCGGCACACCCAGCGGGGCTTATACAAAACTCCATGTGGTGGGTACTACATTTATAGACGCCACAGAAACAACAGGGGGGCTTACTGTAAAGGCTACCAGCAATGCCAACATCACACTTCAGAACGCACAGAACACAGGGTACAACGCAGTCCTAGCTGCTCATTACAATTGGACAACCCCAATGACGTTGAGCGGATATGGGGCAACTGTATTGGCGATGAACTCAGGCATACAAAAGACATTACTGTATGCTAACAACGGTGAACGGGTACGAATAACTGCTACTGGCGTTGGTATAGGTTTGGGGGGTTCTGACCCAACAGAGGTGTTGCACATTAAGAAGCCAAGCGGAACTGGTTCGTTTATACGGTTTGAAGATTCTGGCGGGGGAGGAGTTTATGTTGGAGCAAGGTCTAATGCAATGGAGCTTTACGCTGGTGGAGCGGAGAGGTTGAAAATTGATAGCAGTGGCAACCTTATACTGAGCAAGAGCACCGGCGCATATGTTCAGTTAAAAGATTCTTCGCAAGTCCGTGGTTCCATTAATGTTGAAAATGGTTCGGACGGGTTGGTGTTTACGACGGGGTCGTCTTTTACTGAACGGTTGAGAATTAACTCTTCTGGTAACGCTACCTTTACTGGCAGATTAAGCGCAAGTGGCAGAGTTGGAGTTAACAGCACTACAATCCCAACATACAGTTTAAATGTTTATGCTAATACAGCTAATTCCGCTACTGGAACAATGCACGTTAACGCTGGACTTAATGGCAGCGGCAAAGGTCTGGTCATCACTTCCAGCACACGGACTACAAGCGATAATTCGGTAGCGGCATTAGAAGTAATAAACAGAGGCGGGTACAACACACTAACGGCTACGGTTGAGGGTGATGTAACGGTCGGGACTACCTCTGAAGGAGACTTAAATGTTTACCGAATAATACAGCAAGCTACAACTGGTAATTCCTTATACGCTACAAGTTTTAGCCGAAGTGGCAGCGGGTTGTCGGTTCCAGATATTTGGGACACCAATGGCAATGGAATAGTTATAGGTCACAACAGCAGCACCGCAATGCTCAGAGTTAATTCAACGGGCGTTGGCATCGGCGGCACAGCATCCCATAAGCTACACGTTAGCGGCGGCAGTAAGTTTTTAGGTGGAGGTGATTGGACAAACATTGAGCGGGTAACGACTACCGAAAGTTATTACTCACTTTTTGTTACCAGTACGGGTACAAACGCCAATCAAGCTATAGCTAGGTTTTCGCATTCTGCCGCCGCTGGGACTGCTGGTAGCGGGTCAGAGACAGCGGTAATAGCAAGAGACAAATCATACTTTTATTCAAAACTTGGGGTCGGATTAAATGATCCCAGCGCAAAGCTACACGTTTATCAAGGTGACTGCTCTGCCCCAACCGACTCTAATACTCATGTTGTAATTGAAGACAGCGACCATTCGTATCTGGGGATTTATGGGGGAAGCAGCAGCGATGTTGGAATCCATTTTGGCGACTCTGCTATAGACGCACGGATTAAATATGAAAACGATAATCGTAAGTTAAAATTTGCGGCAACGGGTACGACTGATTTAATGACGCTGGATTCCACGGGGTTGGGAATTGGCCAGACCGATCCTAAAGCAGATTTACACATTGGAAGTTCTTTCTCTGACGCTGCAAATGACTTGGGAACCGCAGCGTTAGCAATCAAACAAACTGGAGCGAGTGCCGCAAACGGAATTTACCTAGAAAGGTCAGGAGAAAGGAAAGGCTATTATATTGGCATACTGTCTACCGCTAATGATGGTCTAACTTTCATGCGGAACTTTAGCGGGACTAAAGACAATGTAATGGTGCTTACAAGGGACGGAAACGTAGGCATCAACAAAACTCCCGCTGGGTACGGTGATACCAAGCTAGAGGTCAACGGCAATGTAAGCGGCACAAGGTTTTTATCTGGCGGCACAATAACCAACGGCACTCACGCTTTTGAAGCCTACGGTTCCAGTTTTGAAAGTTCCTCTATAAGACTAAAAGAACAAGGGGCAGGCGAAAACGAAGACCCCGGCATCCTGTTTCAAAAAGGAAACGCTGCCAGCACGGGCGACCATTGTGGCGGCATATATTTCCAAGGCACTAGCGATTTAAACTACGCAATAATACGAGGCACTTGTGCTGGTAGTTCAAAGGGGCAGCTTAACATCCATATCGGTGGTCAGCAGAACACTATTACCAGAACGTCAAACGACACTCCCGTGTTCCAGTTGGGTGAGGGGGGGTTGGCTTTAGGAGGGACTCCTAATGATGTCTACAAGTTACTGGTTCACGGCATGAGTCGCTTTGACGACAGTATGTATTTCGCTGGTGTTGGCCAAATTACTTGGGGGTCAATGGGAGGGGGTACTGGGTTTGCGTTAAGAGGCGAAAGTGGCAGGGCTTTAAGTCTGGGAGCGGGTGGGTCGTTTGATCACATTATCATAAAAACAGACGGAGATGTTGATATAGCACAAAACATCAACATCAACGGAGCGACTCATGCTGGGGAAACTTGGGACGGTGCGATTCATCTTAAAAACTCAGCCTCTATTGGAAACGAGACAAGCAACGAAGCGGTAATATATGCCGAGGGAGGCGAGCTAAAGTGTATGGACGATGACCGCAACCGCACCACCCTTTCATCACACATTGACGGCAAATGGGTGTATATGTCCAACAATTCTAAAACGGGCAAGTCGGTCAAGATTCACATGGAGGATTTGGTCAAAGCAGTAGAGGAACACCTTGGGGTTAGTTTTTCAGAAATAGTGGAAGGCACAGAATGAAACCGAAACTAGGACGAGTTTATAAGGTCAAAAATAAAAACGCCAAGTGGGGGTCGCTTGCGGAATATAATTATTTCACGATTGTCGATCCTTGGGGGGTGAAGATTCGTTGCATGGCTACGGATAAAGAGATTTTAAATTTGGAAGAACGCGCAGCGAAGCATCCCGAGGATCATGTTAAAAAAATCAGCTTGCGCGATTGGTTTAAAAGGTGAACACAAACGAGTTAACAAATTTATTGCAAAGCGGCGGCGAGCAAGCGGCAAAACAACTAATAGGTGAATACGGTTGGTTGTTTGCTGGGGCGTTTATTGCGCTGATGGCAAAGGATGTTCTTATGAACATTGTGCAGGGCATGGTTGTGTTTGTTGGAAATGAATGGAAGAACGATGAGATTCTTTATTTGTCTGGAAGGAAAGCGCGAGTAATCCGTAAAGGTTGCCTATCGACCACGTTCCAGATGGACGACAGATCGACATCGATGATCGTGCCAAATTCTCAACTTAAAAATTTAACGGTTGAGCGCAAATTGCCGAATGGTCATGCCGACATTTATCTGCCAACAGGAGGTCAAATGATGGGGCCGATGGAGGTGAAGATCGTAGAAACCGACAAACCTAAACCGGCAGTAAAAAAGAAAACTGCAACTAGGAGGAAACGATGAAGCGGTATTTGTTAATTGCAGTTTTAGCTGCGCTGGCAATCGGGATCGGGTCGGGATGTAAATCGCTGACTAATGTTCGCGAAATCGACCTCTCAATAACCGGCCTCGAAATGGAATTTTATCCGAGTCATCCCTCCCAAGAGGAAGAGGGTTGGTTTGGAAACTTTCAATACATCACCAACAAGATGATTCACGCACCTACGCCTGTCTCATTCCCTTTGCTGATGGAAATGAATACTAAATAATATTATGGCAAACAAATACAACATTTGTAGGTACGAACCGATGTGTTCGTGTAACGAAATGGATCGCGTCTGTTCAATCGTGATAGGAATGGTTGGGCAAGATGAGGCAAATGATAGGTACTCAGGATACACCGATGGGGTGCTGAATCTTGAGGACAACAAGCCTTTGCTAACTGACGTTGCTACTCCAGAGAAAGCGTCAGAATTGGTTTCGCAATTTGTGGCAGATCAAGGCTTCAAGGCAAGCATTGACCAGCAAATTGAAGAATCGAAATTGCGTGATGTTCCTCCCGAAAATTTTGAAGTACCAGAAATTACTTTAGATTTGAGCGTGGAACCAGCAGAAGGCAGTCCTGCAAATCCAGCGGTAGAGGAAGAAAGTAGCGAGGAATCTAGCGAGGAATCGTCTGAAGAATCTAGCGGAGGTGAATAGTCCGATTTTAAAAGCAGTAGAATGGTCAGGGGCCAATGACTTTGATGAAGAATTTAGTTGGCATCTGCTTCATGGTTATGTGTGGAGCAATCCTTCTTTTTTTCTTATGGCTCG